ATCACCATTAACCCAAACATAGCCAACCTCTGCAGGGAAATCTAAATTACGCCATGCAAAGAAAAAAGGATTATTTCTGGCATAAATAACGAACGGCTCAAAGTTTTGGCGATACCAAACAGCGCCTAAATGCTTCCATTCTACGGACGTTGTAACGCCCTCGGTTATTATCGAAACACCGGCATACTGGCCGCCCTCGGTTTTATTTTGCAGCCTGTTAGTTTTACGCCCCATTGTTATAGGGGTGTGACCACCATAGAAACCACGCTCAACCGTCAATACTGGCCCGATAAATAGAACGCCCAAACTCGGCGCTGTTGTACCAGTAAAAACAATTTTTACATATCTAGCTTTGATGGTTGGGAATATCATCATTATGGGCTTATTATCGCCCACTGAGACATCAGCAATATCTATGTATGTTATGCCATCAGTTGAGTAACTTGCGGTTGCTACGGCTTGAACGGTTGCCAGTGTATGGCTAGCTAAACCAATGTAATCGAAATCTTTAGCAGTGCCGAAATCTACAAATATACTTGCGTCCATTTCGTCAGGTTTCCACCTATCGAATGTAAGCGGATTAGCTAACCCATCAACCTCAAAACCAGCGGCCTCACTTGATGCTGTTAAGGTTTCAGCCGTCACATAATTAATATAGCCTATGTGCCCTTTTTTAAGCGTTACCTGCGGGTCATTTGTCTTTAGCTTAACGCGACTTGTTACAATTAATGTCATGGGTTAAACCTCAGTCTTGAGCCGTTTTCTTGAGCTGTGTTAATTAGCTCTATAATGCTTGCACCCGAAAATATAGCGCTTGGGTCAAGTGATTGTAAAGTTGTGACTTGACCATTACCGCCACCACCACCGCCGCCCTGTGGTGGGCTTACAACACCACCCGCCGCCGCTGCTTGTGATGTGTTAGCACCGCCGCCGAATTGCTGGCTTTTTATAGCGTTTATTTGAGTGCCTACCGACACAGCCGCCGAAGCAGCATAAGCCGCACCAACATAAGGGTTAATTTCACTGCCGGCGGCGAAAGCTGCCATTATAGCCTCATAACCGTTAATCGTAGCGCCTGCTAGTGCAGCCTGTTTGCCTATCTTAAACTGCTTCTTGTGTTCGCTGCCCATAAGTGCCGAAAGGTTTCTAAAAATACCGCTTGCAACAGCTAACCGGGCGGCAGCCTCACGCTTTTGTATAGCTGTTATTGCTGCCTCATGCGCCTCTGTGGCTTGCATTTCCAAAGCCCTAGCTTGGTCGCGCGTTATCTGCTCATCCAACAAGCCTTGATCTATTATGATTAACTGGTCATTGAATTTATTTTGGAGCATTTCGTTTTCTATTTCAAACGACTCAGCAAGTGCATCAAGCTTGACTTGTCTAGCCGCAGCCTCTTTGTCTGCCTCTTTATCGCTGCCACCGCCGCCGCCACCGCTAACGCCTGCGCCTGTATCGCCTCCCACCTTGAATTCTTCTAACCTGTCTTTACCCGCTAAAGCCGCTGCTTTTTCCGCTTGTAATTTCTTGTACTGGTCGCCGAGTTTTTTAGCTGCTTCTAGCTCATCATTGACACCTTTAACGGATTCTTGATTTTTTAGCAAAATCTCATCCATTGTATCCAATTTGGCTTGGTCAATTACCTTTATTTTCTCACTAAATTTTAGAACCTCTGCCGCCATCTTGTCAGAGTTGAAAGACAGTTCAATATCTAAAAAAGCTTTTATCTTGTCGAACATTGAGAAAAGATCAACAGTGGCAAGCTTTACGGCTGCCGCGACGTTCGGCACAAGGGTTAGAAAAAAGCTCTTGATTTTGTTTAGGTTTTTTTCAGCATGGAAGCCAACGCTTGAAAATGCACTTTCACCATCTTTGCTAAATGCAATAGCGTCTATGCCTCCATTAGAAAACGCCTTGCCGATAGCCTTGATGCTGGCTAGTAGTTCGCCACTCTTAACCGCATCATCTAATGTTCCAATAGCATCCGTAGCACCTCGGACGCTATCCTCTATTAAACCACCTGCACCGGCTTGGCTTACAGTTAAAAATAACCCGTTCCATGTGTCCTCAAGGTTTGATATTGCGCCATCTAAAGAATTGGCTCGTTGCTCCATTGCGCCGGCAAATTGATTCTCACCAAGGCCGATTAAATAACCCTCAATTTCGGCTGCGTTGTTTCCAATTTGAGTTGTTACGCCTTGAAAAGTAAGCGATACATTATCACCTTCTTTTTTTGCTTTAATGCCGAACTCTTTTAACCGCTCAAATTCGCCCGTAGCGGCATCTGCGACAGCCTCTATCATTTGGTTAAGGTCTTTGCCTAGTGCGCTAGATGTGTTGCCGTAAGAGGCCATGGCGCGCTCTGACGGCGTTAAACCTAAGTTTACAAGCTTAGTAAACCCTTCTGTGGCTTGCTGTAGTGAAAAAGGCGTAGTTTCGGCAAAGTCTTTTATAGCATCAAAAGCCACCGCAGCGCCTTTGGCTGATCCTGTGGCAGTTATAAGCCCAGCGTTAAGTATGTCAAACTCACGAGCTACTGTAGTTGTCTTAAAGAGCGCGGCAGTGCCAGCGGCTAAAGCAGCAGCCGCGCCGTATTTTAAAACAGCCTTTTCAGCACTGGCAACCGATTGCCTAAGCTCGCCAATGCTTCCTTTTGTCTTTGTGGAAGCTTTGGAGACATCATCTAACGAGCTTGCCGCAGAGGCTACGCCCTTATCTAATGCGCGGAATTCACGGGCTACGGCAGGAAGTTGACCGGACGGAATCGACCGAGAAGCCGCGCCGGCGGCTGTTTTATATTCTAAAAGCGCTTTTTCTGAACGGGAGATGGACTTTTCCAGATCGGAAAATATCACCCTAGCCTCATTAATTCCTTTTTTAACATTGTTAATATCAGCGCTTATTTTAACGCTTAACTCTGGTAGCTCATTACTTGCCATCTCTTAACTCCGCTACCATTTTTTTAACTTCTGATTCTGTCAATGAGCCATACATTTTACGCGGCTTTTTAGCGTCTGCAATCCACCACCATTCGGCTACCTCCATGCCCCAAAACTCGCTAGGCTGAACCCCCCATAAGCCTACGGCGCACTTGTAGGCATCGGCAGAAACATCAGCCCACGTTATAACTTTGGAGCAGTCGACTTTTCCACTTCGTCACCATCCTCATCAGCATCAGGGCTAGTGACTAAGGCAACCAAATAACCTGCGGCAATGGCGGTATAATTAACTATGCCGAACTGGTGGCAAAGATCGCCAACCTCGTTATAGCTAAAACGCTCGCCAGAATGCTTCAAGCCAATCCAAATGGCTCGCACAACAGACTCAGCGGAAAATACTTGCTTACCACCTGCGCCATCATAAGAAAGCTGCAAGGGGTCGCCAATAAATAAAGCGAACTCCCTTGCCGCGCCCCATGACGCTTTAAGTGTGTACTCATCAGCGCCAAACTTTACAGTAAGCATTAAACAGCTGCCGTGTGAGTAATCGCGCCGCTTGATGCAAATGTAGCATCGAACACAACAGCGCCGTCTACTTCGCCTGTTTGCGAAAATGAACTGAATTGGAAGTCGCCAATATCAAAAGCGCCGCTAGGGTATAATACTTTAATGTCTTCAAGCACAATAGAGGCTGTATCAGCGCTTATTGCTGTCATTAAAATATCGTCATCAGTAACTCCAGATATGTTTAAATTTACAGCACGAACGCCCGGAGTCGCTAGTAATGTTTGCCATCCGTCATCATCATCAGTAGTTACATCTATGCCACTATTTGACTTTTCAACTGACTTTGATTTAACTGACGCGATTAAAACGTAAGTTGCCCCAACGTATCTAAATATTTGTAATGCCCTGCCGCTTGCTTCTGCCATGTTATAACTCCAATCAAGTTATGTTTTAAAAGTCTTATTTTACGCCATGTGTGAAAAACGCACAATTCACAATTCAAACAGCGTTATATTAAAAGCTTGTGTGCCATGATATGTTTTTCCGTCTGGGTCTAATTCTGTTGAG